CAGATATATTTGATAATATATTTGATAGTTGGTCTAAAATACCTTCATTCCCTTTTTACAACGTGGTAAAATATGGAAAAGGTAAATATGGTCTAGAAATAGGACTTGCTGGATACAATAAAGAAAACGTTCTTGTAGAAGTAAAAGACGGTATCTTAACTGTAGAAGGTAAAGTTGAAGATAAAAATATAGACTATGTTCAAAAAGGACTAGCCCATAGAAAATTCATTAAACAATTTGAGTTAGCATCTGATGTAGTAATCGATGAAGCTGAAATGGTTGATGGTTTACTTAAAATTAAACTTGGTTTTAAAAAACCAAAAGAAGTTGAAGGTATTAAAGTAGAGGTAAAATGATGCCTTACAACGAAGAAGAAGTTAATTGGTTAAATCCAAGATCTTAATTCTTCACCTAATACTTCAGACGCAATATTAATCTTTTTGCGGAGAGCTTTGACGATTTTTTCATCAACAGTCTTTTCCGCAATTAGATCAATATAAGTTACTGATTTTTTCTGACCTATTCTGTGTGCGCGATCCTCTGATTGCAATCTCTTCTCCAAATCATATCCATTAGAATAATATATAACAGTACTAGCTTCTGTTAACGTAATACCATATCCGCCTGTTTGTGGGTTACCCACGAAGAAACGAACCGGGGATCGTGGATCTTGAAAAGCTTCTATATTCTTTTGTCTAATTTCAGATTCAGTTGCTCCGTAGTAAGAAACAATAGATTCTGGACCATAGATAAGATTTCCTTCTTCATCTTTTGCTGTGGATATTGCTTTAACTATTTTTTCAATATCATGAATATAGTGAGCCCATATAATAACTTTACCATTAGTTTCATCTAATATTTTCATTAGCTCTTTTATTCTGTTGCTTGGTATATCTACTATTTCTCCAGATTCTGTTTTTAAATGACCACAAACTATTTGATGTAATCTCATTAATTGAGTTAAAGCATGAGGGGCTCTTACAATATCTCCCTTTAATAAAGCCATGGCTGTAGCTTTCATTGTAGCGTAATGTTGTTCTTGTTCTTTTGTTAATTCAACTTCTCTTTTTATATAAACTTTATCAGGTAGATCTAAACAATCTTCTTTTAATACGCGGTATGAAAAAGGTTTTAAAATTTCAGATAATTCATCTAATCTTTGATAAGATTGTATTATCCAAACTTGTCTTCCACCAAAATTCTTTCTAACCATATTTGCATATCTATTTTGAAAAGTTAAGTAAGAACTAAATCCTAACAAATGTTCATTTAAAAATTTACATTGAGTGTATAAATCTAAAGGAGATTTAGTAACAGGAGATCCTGTTAATATTCTTCTATATTTTGCAAGACTAGCAATACTAATTATATTTTTAGTTCTAGCTGCTTTGTTACTTTTAATAGTAGTTGATTCGTCAATAGCAAATAAAGCTTTATGGCTATTTAAAAATTTCCTAGCAAAAGCAGCACCTTTAGTAGTAGAAAACGCCTCAACATTCATTAAGAGGATGTGAAGGTTATAATCTATATTAAATAAATCTTGATACTCTTTATCCTTAGCTTTTGAAGTTGAAGCGGTCCATAATACAGTTTTATGTTGTACATGGCTAGGTAAATGTGTTGGTATTTCAGAAGAAAACCAGTTTCTATAAACACCTTTTGGTGCTACAATTAACGCCGCGTTAATTTTTCCTTTATCATAAAGCATAGCCATATTATCAACTAATACTTTAGATTTACCAGTTCCCATCTCCATAAAATATGCGAACTCTTCTTTATCCCAAGACATTTCTAATGCCTTAAGTTGATGTTCATATGGTTTAGTTTTAAACCTATAATTGCGTGGCATAAATAATTTATTTCTTTCTATTGACTTATTAAATAAACATCCTTATATACTTTGTCAAGAGAGAAATAATAGAATGAAAAATAAAATATTTGAATTATATAAAGACAAGAGTCTTACAGAGTTTTTAGAGTTTAAGAGAGATAACCCTAAAGAAAATTTCGTGTATGTATTACAACATCCACCAGCTAACATAAATATATTAAGCGCTTCTAATTTTGGGTATTTAGTTATATGTCTTGCCTACTTTGATCAAGTTGCATTTAATGCATCTCCTTTCGTTTTTAAGATGCGAAAGAACTTGAAAGATTTTACGAATCAAGACTATATATTGCTTACAGGAGATCCTGCGGTCATTGGTATTTCCTGTGCAATCGCGAGTGATATGACCAATGGCCAATTTAATCTCTTGAAATGGGATCGTAGAGAGTTTAAATACTACCCAATAGAATTTGATCTCTATCAGAAAGGATAAATATGAGTGACGATGTAAAACAAATGATGCTAGATGATTCAACGGATCTTCTAGACAATGTAGAAGTAACTACAATAGCAGACCAGTGTCAAAAGTTAAAAAATTTAGAGGATGATATTAACAGAGCTGAAGAGCATGTTAGTAATTTAAAAGCAATGGCGAGAGATATTAGTGAACGAGTTATACCTGAACTGCTTGCAGAGCAAGGTTTAAGTTCTTTGAAATTAGCTGATGGTTCATCTGTTACAGTCAAAAGAGAATACAGATGTACTCTTCCCAAGGATGATTTTAAAAGGGAAGATGCTTATAAATGGCTTCGTGAGAACGGACTTGGAGATATTATTAAAAATAATGTTTCTGTTACGTTCGGTCGTGGCGAAGATGACAAGGCACAACAATTGTTGGACCTTGCGGCGTCAAAAGGTTTTAATCCGCATCAAAAATCTGATGTAGCTTGGAACACTTTGACAGCCTTATTTCAGGAGCGTGTCGAGTCCGGGCTCGACATGCCTTCTGAAGTCTTTAGTACTTGGATTAAAGACACAACTAAAATAACCCGTAAATAATGGAGAATGAGTAATGGCTAATGAAGCGATGGTACAAAAACCGTTGACTAGTAGTTCAGTAGCTTTGTTTGGAGATGATCTAGACAAAGGTTTTGAAAATATGACGCAGCATGATTTTGCGTTACCTTTCATAAGAATACTTGGTCAACTATCACCACAGGTAACTGAAGGTGATTCTAAATATGTTAATGGTGCTAAACCAGGTAACATATATAATACAGTTACGAATGAACTGTATGATGGTAAAATAGGAATTAAAGTTATTCCTTGTTACTATAAGAAAGACTATCCAGAATGGTCTGAAAGAGGAGAAGGATCTGCAGCTCCTATTGCACTCCACTCACCTAACAGTCCAGTGATAGCTACAGGTAAGAGAGAAGGATCTAAAATTAGATTACCTAACGGTAACTATTTAGAAGAAACTGCTTCTTACTATGTAATGGTAGGAACTAAAGCGGGTGGTTATACTCCAGCTTTAATTACCATGAAGTCAACACAACTAAATGTAAGCAAGAAGTGGAACGCAATGATGAAAACTGTTCAGATTTCTGACGGTAAAGGCGGATTTGCAGTTCCTCCAATGCACGGTGTTGTATACAACTTATCATCTAACTTACAAAAAAATGATAAAGGTAGTTGGTATGGTTGGGTAGTAACACAAGATCGAATTCTAGACACAAAAGATAAATCTTTGTACTTAAGTGCAAAAGGTTTTTCTGGCGATGTCAAAAAAGGATCGGTGCAAACAAAAGCAGATGTAGAAGAGAGAGTAACAGAGAACGTACCGTTCTAGGTTATAATTAAATCGGGGCCCCTTAATTGGGGCTCCAACTAAAATTGTTGTATGAAAGAAAAATTCAGAGAAATATTTACTGGTTTGCAAACAGCTTATGGCCAGTATCAAAAAGGAGAACGTAGTGAAAACGGAAAACAAAAAGGAAAAGCATTTATTGTTAGAAAACAGATTACTGACAATCTTTGGGAAGACCATCTTAACGGTGTTGATCCTGCTCTCGGTATTATTCCTATCAACGAAGATAATAATTGTAAGTGGGGTTGTATTGACGTTGATCAATATAATCTTGATCACACTTCCATCGTAAAAAAGATAAGAAATTTAAAATTACCACTGATTCTATTTAGATCTAAATCAGGTGGAGCACACATATTTTTATTCACAAAAGAATTTATACCTGCATCGTTAATGCAGACTACATTAAAAAAGATTTCAGACACATTAGGATATGAAGGAGTTGAGATATTTCCTAAACAAACTGAAATACTTGTGGAACGTGGGGACACAGGTAATTTTTTAAACCTTCCCTACCATAACCAAACAAAAGGATTAAGATATGCGTTTAATGATGATGGGTCTGCTGCGTCGCTTGAAGAGTTTTATAAGTTGTACGAAACACACGCGCAAACCAAAGAAGAAGTTGAAAAAATTGAAATCAAAGAAAAGAAGATAGATGAAGCATTTAAAGATGGGCCTCCATGTTTAAATAAATTAGCTAGAGATGGTTTTGGTGAAGGATCTAGGAATAATGCATTGTTTAATGTTGCCATATATTACAAACAATCTGACCCAGATATTTGGCAAGATAAAGTTGTTGCTGCTAATATAAAGTTCATGGACCCACCTTTAAGTAATGGTGAGGTACAACAGTTATTAAAATCTTTAGGTAAAAAAGGTTATGATAAATACAGATGTAAACTCCCTCCAATACAACAAGTTTGTAATTCAGCGTTATGTAGAACTAAAAAATTTGGTGTAGGATCTGATCAAGAGGCAATGCCTTTATTAGGTAATCTAACTAAATATGATTCTAATCCACCACAATACTTTTTAGATATTGGTGAAGGTGAAACTCAAAAGAGAATTGAATTAAAAGCAGAACATTTAGCTAATCCAGCTTTATTTGCATTAGCTGCATTAGAGAAAGCAGATTTAGTTATACCAAGATTAAAAGAAAAAGATTGGAGAGAAGTATTTTTAAAACCACTAATGGATAATTTACAAACAGTTGAAGCATTAGAATCTTTGGATCCTAAAAATCAATTAACAGCTTTATTACAGGATTGGACAACTAACAGACAGAACGCAAGAACTATGGATGACGTATTTAACAAGCTTCCATACACAGATGAGAAAAGAGAATTTACATATTTCAGGATGGATGATTTTTATAATTTTTGTAAAAAGAATCATTGGGAAATGGATAAAGCAAAGACAGGTAATTTAATTAAACAATTAGATAAAATATTTGTTTCTGAAATTAGAACAAAAGTGAAAGGTCAAGAACCTAGATTAATAAAAATTAATACGATGAAGAAGTTAGATGCATCTAATACACAAGTTAAATATCAAGAACAACATTTCTAATGGAAATAGGAATTAACTGGTATTTAAAATATAGATTATTAAAAAAGGAATTAGAGAAAATAAAACTACAAAAAGAAATATTAGAAAGGAGGTTAAAGAAATATGAAAACAATAATACTAGGTCCACCAGGAACAGGAAAGACAACAACATTGTTAAATTTAGTAGATGAATTCATTAAGCAGGGAACAAGACCAAAGGAGATAGGTTACTTTTCTTTTACTAAAAAGGCAGCAAAGGAAGCAGCAACGCGAGCATCTGAAAAATTTGGGTTGAGCGCGGATCATGATTTAATATATTTTAGAACACTTCATTCTTTAGCTTTTAGGGTTTTAGGTATTACAAAAGATAAAATGATGAGTAGAGAAGATTACAGAGAATTTGGATTAAGATGTAATATTCCTATCAAGACTGCATCCCATTCAGATGAAGATGGTATTTTTAATTCTGATAATGAATATCTAACCATTATAAATACAGCAAGAGTTAAGAAGATGGATTTAATGGAGTGTTATGATTCAAGAAGTAATTTATTAGATATAGAAAGAGATACACTATTCTTATTAGACCAGGAGCTTAAGAGATTTAAAAAAGAAAAAGGATTAAAGGATTTTACAGATCTA